CTACTATCCTTGTATCTAAACTGTTCTCTAGTGCCCAGTCTACCCAGTCATCTGTTGATACATCTAACTGTAGATGCACTAACCTAGACTGCATTGCTGTACCTATACGGTTCACAATAGCTCTATCCGTAGCTAGGTTACCAGCAGCTACCATATGTACGTCAGGATGTAGTTTATGCTGACCTACTTCCTTATCTAATACCAGCCTATATGCTGCTACTTGTACGCTAGGGGGTGCACTATTGATTTCATCTAGGTTGATAAGCCACCCCTCCTTACCATCAGGTATTTCATCTATTCCCTTGATTGGGAAATGTGTTGGAGGTAGGAACTCCATCTTCTTGCCTGTAGTAACAGGGAGTCCTACTAAATCGAGCGGATCTGACTGTGCTAATCTAATGTCGATGTACTCTAGGCTCAGCTCTTCGGCTACTTGCCGCATTATTGAGCTTTTGCCAACTCCTGGGCTGCCAGCTAACATAGGCACTAGTCCTACAGTGATACAGTCCTTGATAGCCTTAGTGGCTACCTCAGGGTTTACTGGTAATGTGTTACTCATCTTTTACCCCTCCAAATCATCTAAGTAATTTTCGTAATGCTCTAAGTCTTCTAGAGCCTGTTCGTAAAACTCATCTTCATTCTCATACTCATCCATAATATACTCCTTAGGTTGATTACATACCCCAAAGCGGATATGTAAATATTAATATTGTGGTAAGGGTAATAACTATTACTCCTGTCCTTATGCAGATACTATCTACATGCCGTTTATACCCTCTTTGTAAAATGTTTCCATGTAGTAAGTGCGTTTCTTCTTCCATAGTTTAAGTGATTTGGCGTGTAGATCTACTATCTCTTCTAAGTTAAGCAACAAATCCACTTCTCTTTTAGGTAATTTATACAGCGTGGGTTTACTTCTTATTTGTTTAAACTGCGGATCCTTATTGGATATCATAATCGTCTCTATTCTTCCTGCTGTTGTTTTCTCATATAAAAACCATATTTCATCAAACATAGATATGTAACTCCTTTATTTAAGAGAGGCGTTAACCACACTCCCCTTCGTACTGACACCCCTCGGTATCCATACATTTAGTACATCCACCTATCTTAGTTAGCGTAGGTCTTTTGCATTTAGGGCATTCGAGTCCTGTAATCCATTCTGGTTTAATATGTAACTCTTCTTCGGGTTCAGAGGAGGTGACTTTATTGTGCAATGAGATAAGTGTTCTTCCGATATGTTGCACGACCCCATTCTGGTAACTCCCTTTCTTCTTACCTGCTACTTTTGCAAAGTATCCATCATTAGCGTGTATCTTAGCTAACTCATTACCAATAAATTCTAGGTTGAGTTTAGGATCATCTGATCTAAGCATGGCACTAGCTAATCTGGATATAGCTTTTACATAGTGTACGTTATCAGTATGACTGGAATCAATGAACACTTCAAAAGGTACGTTAGTGTCTAAACAGTTCAGCGTTAGATAGCAGTTGAACTGATCTGTTGGAGACCCACCGACCTGTATTTTGGCAGTCTGCCCGTTTAGTATTGCAGGTCGCTTCTTTCGCTCAGGCGGAGGTAGGTCAGGTGTGGGTTCGTTTACTGAAACGTTAATTATTTTTTTATCAATTACTGTAGTCATTTATTTAATATATGCGAAATCGCATTCTCCTGATTTTTTATATGAGCACCATTTACAACTATTCCAATTAGGAGTTGCGTGGAATGATACACAATCGGTTAATTTATTAGCTCTCTCATCCCATTTGGGTAAGAACGCCATCGCTTGTTCTCGGGTGTAGTTTTGCTCAGTAGTTTCTCCTTTATCTAAATACCACAACCGAGAACTTACGTATTCAAGTTTAGGGAATCGAAGGAAAGTGAGGATGGCATATAGCATTACTTGTGAGCCGTGCTTAACCTCATTCCCTCGTTTCTGACCTGTTTTATGGTCGATAATTACAGCTGAAGTTTCAGACTCATGTATCAGTACATCGAGTTTAGCCCGTAGCCATATTTCGTCCATCTGCCAATCACCGGATGTCCAATCTCTGTCATAAGCCCATTCACCCTCGCACTCAACCTTATTGTCTTCGTAGAGTTTTCGGAGGTCTTTAAACTCACGTTCAAAACGGCTGAGTTCTTTCGGTAAATCATTAATTCTTCCATCTACATATTGCTCCGCTTTATCGTGAATTTCTGAACCTCTTTGTGCCGCTGGCCCACTGGGGTCTGGTAATTTCTTAACCTTCTGTAGGAATATGTGGTATGGACATTCTTCGAACTTTTGTAAACCGGAGAATGACCAAGTTTTTATAGGGGGTGTTAGCTTCGTTTGAGGCTCGAACCCATCAACTTTTAGATGGGCGGGGAATTTTGTATTAAATGCCATTATTTAGCGTCTCCATAGTTATCAGCAATATCACCTTCAGCATCTAACGGTAAGTCAGGTGCCCAAGATGGGGGTGTTCTCATTATCTCTATCATTTGGTTGAGGCGTTCTTCAGCTAATTCTTCAGGTACTAATGCTAATACCTCATCGTGTACAGTACCCACTACAATAGTATCTGGTAGTTTAGATATATCTAGCATCTGGTACATGACAACGTTCCTCGCTAGGTGCTGAACACAATTCTCCGCCATTTTTCCAGAATATATACGATACCTAGTCTTACTGTTACCGTAAGTTACTTCAGGGTAATCGTATGAGTTATCAGGGTAGATAGTGGTGAGGTCGGGGTACCATAGTGACAATCCACCAGGGGTTACTAGTTGGTTGGGTCTTACAGACAGAATACCCTTACAGTTTAACAGCGGCTCTTCCTCTGTCACAGTCTGCATAAGCTCAATCGCTGTCCCCATCGTACCCCAGAAGTTTACTATCGCCCCGTTAGATTCTCTCCAACCATAGACAATATCTTTCGCTTGTGTGTCCGATAGATCCATCTTCGGGCCCATTGCTCCTGACTTCAGCATATCTCTGAACTTCTTCCAACCCGCGCCATAACCTAGCCCTAATGTTGCTGTCTTCCCTACGAACCGCTCCTGCTTAGTGATAGTGTCTATATCTTTTTTATATATACCAGAGGCAGCTACTTTATATACGTCAGTTCCTTTAGTGAAGGCACTAACTATATTATCCTGACCCGCTACCCACGCTAATACACGAGCCTCTATCTGAGCAGAGTCAGCAACTATTAATTTATATCCAGTTGGTGCTGTTAAGCAATGCCTGAGCTCTCTGGACTTACCGCGGGATGGTAAGTTCTGCATGTTGATCTTCTGGCTAGCTGAGTACCTACCAGTACGCGCTCCATAGTATTTAAGCGGTACAGGCATAAGGTTAGTTACTGGGTCAGCAGTATCTAAGAACCGTTGTGCTCTAGTTTCGTTTAACCGCGACTTCACTGCTTGCCGTGCGTCCCATAGTGGTTGTAGGTCAGGGTTATCGTACTGCAGTTGCTGGTATTCAATGTCATTCTTCGCTAGGGCATATGTTAACTTCTCGGTAATAGGTGATATCTTAGTTGGTACCTCTATCCCTAACGACTCTAAGTATGCAGCGTACTTATTGTTACTGGCTAACTGAGCACGAGTAATAGGAGCGTTATCTAACAACTTATTACGATATAATATCTCCGCTGTCAGTGCTCGCTTTGTCCGTGGCCTATCTAGTACCAGATGCGGCTCGTTATACATACGTAAGGTTAAGTCCATCAGCTCTAACTCTTTGGACGGTATATGCGGTAACAACTGGTTGTAACACACCATTGTTATATTTACATCGTTTATACAGTACTTTTTAAGTTCGTGTGCCTGTGCTGTTGTGAGTGTGTCTAAGTTCTTAGTGTTAAACAGTTCGGTGGTTTTTCTATGCGCTGGGTTTACTCTTCTGATCAGTGCCGCTAACGAGTGCGATACTGAGTTCCCTGGCCATAGGAAGGCGGAGAATAACTGAGTGTCTCTATATTCACGTGGCGGTATACAGTGATAGTACAATGACAATATAGCCGCGTCGAACATCGTGTTATGGCATACTAAAATAATGTCATTATCAGGGACGAATAGTTTATCTAAGTATTGCTGGATATTATCTGTATGGATATAGGTGGTGGTGGATGAGATGTGAATGCCCATGCCGAAGACTTTAAACCGTGGGTCGTTGATATACTCTGGGTATGTCATCTTCGTTAGCGTATGATGAGTGCTATAAGTAGTCTCAAAATCTATTGTGATGGTTGTGGATGAGGATATCATACGGCTATGGCAATTAAGTCCTTGTTAGGTTGGATGGTGGCGTGCTCAGAAGTTATATCAATAAGCGATGCTATATCTAACGGGGTTATGTTCCAATTTATACGACCCTCAATAAACCTACCTCTCTGTGCGTTTCTGGTGGTCTGTATATAGTTCAAGTTGTTTTTGTTTAATATCGTATGGAACCCTTTACTGGATATAACATTCTGATCTGCTGTTATTGCAGTGTACAGAATATGTAGGTCTTTAGTGGATACCGAATGCCCTACAGTTTGGTTTAATGATGACTCTGCTCTTGGTTGTTTAGGCGGCTGATCAGGGGTGGTGCCGGTTATTAAGTTTAGTACCGATATGCCATTGTTTAAGGCTCTTACCTTATTATGTAATCTTGTAGGATCTAATTGGTGGAGTTCGATCTCCTCAACTGTCGGCATGGAATCCACAAACCATCTGAAATCCCCATCCCTAACAGCTGCACAGAACCTAGCTGGGAACGGTCTGGTAGCGTCTATCATCAACTCTTTGGCATAATTGCTTAGTGCTGTCTGGGCTGCGAACTCATCAAATTGATATGCTTTAGTGAACGATACAAAGTTAGGTAGTTCTTTAGCGATAGCTTCCTCATATGTTGTTTTAGGTGGGAGTGAGAACAGCTCTGGCATTGTGTTGGCTATTTTTTTAAGTGAGTGCTTCTGCCACGGACATATATTAAAACGGGACTCCTCACCAGTACCTAAATTAAACGCGTCCGTGTGGTTAGTACACATGATAAAGTTCGAATAGGACTTAATCGTTTTCTTGTTCTGCCTCATTGCTCGGACGGATATCTCAGGCTCAGTTATTAAGTTCTTCATACCCTCCATAGCGGCAGTGTGCTGTTTCGACTCTGACTTCACCTCATCTAACCCCATCACAATCAGATGCTCCAACTCAGCGTTAAATTCATCTGTTATTTGGTTAAATCTTAGCAATTGGGCGTGTTTACCAGAGAATATAGGTGCAAATATCTGACTAACTAATGTTGATTTGCCTGACTGAGTTGTGCCCTGTAATAACCACGCCCGTTTCGTTTTCTTACGGGTCTGTATAATATATGATATCCAATTCAATAAGTGCTCGAATTCTATTGATGACTCTTCTCTTGGTGGTGTTCCAACGCCATTCTTTAACGCAAAATATATAGTTGGGCAGAGCTTAGCTAATGTTTTGACAGTGTCAGTGGGATTGGTATAACCTATGGAGGTGGAGGTGGATGCTGGGAGGGTTAGAGCTGGAGTGTTAAGTACCGCGTTAGGGCGGAAACTGTTAATTTCATGTGTTTTAAAGTTAACAATATGTGAATCAGTTGGGTTGAATACAGGGTTCCAGTTTGGCATCTCTTTGGAATCTGGTAGTGCCCTATTATTATCTGCTAATGCCATTTCTAACCGCTCTGTTGACGAGTGCTGATACATTACCACAGAGTTAGTGGAGGTGTTATATTCACAGGATTGTATTGAATCTGATCGTTTTGAATAAAACCCGAATACTATCATATTGTTATCGTCCGGCTGATACATAGGGCCTAATTTCGTTATATCATCAGTGACACCGTTATCAGAGTTTAATATATCTGTTTCTGTCTCTTGTATCTCCTGTTCAATTAACTCTTTAAGCGTTCTTAAAAACGGTGCGTCTACATCGCTCATGAAGAACGCATCATCTGTTTTAAAGCAACGAACTAACTCAGGGTTGGATTTATACGCCCAGTATGAGTTCGAGTCACCGTTATTTAAATTCATACGGATATACGTATCATCTATATCTACTAATGTTAATGCCCCTTCACTGGGATGTGATAGTACCTTTACATCGTTGAGGGCATTATAAGTAGTGGCGAATAGTTTTGGGTGGTTTTTTAAACCTGTATCAGTGCGTAATTGTTTAATTACCGCCTCTTTCTCCTGATTTATTGACTCAACACCGGGGAGATCTGGTGGTAATGACACCGTTGGTCTGGATCGTATCGATAGCGTTATAGGTCTTTGAGGTGTGGTGGCGGGCATATTGTTAGGTGGGGCTATATAAACTATCCTTGAGTTCTCTGCTAAAGTGGGATCTATTACATAATGAAGGTTTCTGCCAGTGCCTGACAGTGTTAATTGTTGCTTAAACGGCTGATTAAAGTTTAATTGGGTGAGGAAATACTTCTTTACATTGGGTGCCATCGGCTTATCTAGGAGGAAAAACAGGTGACCTGATAGTATATACGGGTCTTCGGTTACATAAGCTGAAGCTGAATATTGCCATATAAATGACACATTATGGAAATAAGATGGTAGTGTTTCTATAAACGCTTGGGGTAAATTCTCTACATCGTGGTGGTTGGATAGTGTATATTTGTCTACATCTATGACTAATAATTCATTGGGGGATACCGATTGAGTCTTTTTAGCTCGGGACTCATTCTCTAACTTTCGCTTAAATTGGCCAATTAAAATGACATTCTGTTGGGCGGCTACCTCTTGTAATAATGGGTGAAGCTCTTCTATCGAGGTATATTCTACCTCTTGGGATGATACTCGGAATGGCACATTGGGGGTTTTCGATAATTTCTTTGTTTTTTGGTCATAACTCTTTGTAAGTGGTAATACAGTGTCTATAACAGTTAGGATCATGGATAGTGGCCTCTGGACAGTGAAAATAGGTATTTTAACATAATGAAAATGGGATGTCAAAACTATCGGTAACACCGCATCCATTTATTTGCGGTGTTGGGGCTAAGTTATTGCTTTACCGAGGTTTAATCTAGTTATTAACAATACCCTTACAGAAATGAGGTTAACCGCAAGTGGTTGAATTAACAACAGTAAGTATGAAGCAAGGTGCTTAAACAGCAAAAAAAGATAGTTTAGTTAAATTTCGTCTAAAATTTTTTAATTACATTTAATATATATATACGGGATGCGACTTAAAAAAAGGATGTGAGAGTGGGATTTTTAGTTGATATTGCTTATTATCAATGCTTTAGGACTACAAAAAGCCTAAAAAGGGCGAAACCGTCCGGTGTTGCTCTGAGATTTGCGGTGTTTATTGTTAGAAATGGTCATTTTTATAAGTGACCAGCTTATTTTGCTGTCAAATGTCATTTTTTAGGTTGTCAATTGGCGGCATGAGGCTAATTTTACGTCTTAGCCTAAGACGGATTTCTAAAGTTAAGCGCTTTTTATACTTTTTTACTGTTGTTAAGCGCGGTTGCTACTTTTCTATCGTTAACTGTACAGAGAACAAGTAGATTTACCACTTTATAAAAGCTAAAAGTGCTTAACTATTACTTAGAGGCAATAGTTAAGCACTTAGCGGACCCCATGGAGGCTAATAAAAAAATAGTCAGTCTAGCTACCAGTATTTCACTGATAGCTAATCTAACTATTAATTGCCTTAGCCACTTAGGCGGCTCTTCTCTCTACCGATTCACCACTCGTATGCTCGGTAAGATCTACTGAAGTATATCCTCCGTTCAACTCAGTCGCTTTATCTACGCCTATAGTCATCTCCTTCCAATGCTTAACAAACGGTGCGAGTTCTTGTACATCTCGCTCGTAGTTATTTTCGAAGAATGAGAACATTGTTGCCTGCTCATAAGTCGGGTCTACTCCAAACTTTGGTGGTTGTACCCAATCTATCGCTTGTTCGATCATTGTGAATATCACACCGTCGACTCCACCTTCATTCTCGAAAGCGTTGTCATGTCGATTAGGTATTGGCTCTATACCATCCATCAGGCTTTCTATAACTTCAATACCTTTTACTAGAGCAGCTAAAATCTTCGGCTTATCTGTTTTATCTAGATCAGCTTCAGCTCGTTCGATGACTAAATCAGGAATATGCACCGTCGATATATGCATCTTATTAATTTTATCGAATTCCCGTCCGAATGGTGCGACAGTTTGCCCAATCCAATAATAATGCTGAATCTCTCTTCGGATCTCTTCGATTTTATCCACTCGACTATCGACATCCATACCATACTTCTGTAGACGCTCAACTCTCTCCTTCTGTTTAACATAGGCCTGTGCCTTCATAAACATTTTAAACACTGCGTTATTCACAATGTTTCGGGTTAATACATCAAATCCAGGTACATTGCTTAACTCATTCAAATCGTACCCAGTTACATATTTCACATCTTTCTTTTTTGTTACTTTAGTCATAATTGACTCCTTTAATAATTAATATATAATGGTTTAGTGACTTCGTCACTGTTAGTGTTATGAGATACTGTTGATCTCGGTTCTTTGTTTCCCTCTAACGCTATCAAGATCTTTAGCGGATCTTGATACAAGAAACAACTCATTGTCGTTCCCCTAACCAGCTGTAATCTCCGTGCTTCCCGCTGTTGCTTTCTCTTAAATGCTCTATTCATCATATTCTCCATTTTATCTTCGTACTCATGTTGTGTATCTCCATTATTTATACAAGTCGTTATCCACCAAGTGTGTCTTGTTATAAAGTTCAATCACCTTATAAATAAACTCAGGTTGGTGGTGTCCGTGGTCAACAATCATTGTTATCAAATCTAAGAAGGATTCCTTAGAGTAACCATATCTATCAACATAGTTACTAATCATGTTATCAACATCAACTACATAATCAACAACTACCTCATCATCAAGATTAAAATCTTCTTCTAATCCAGTAATAATATCTTTAACCTTATTCAAACTTATAGACTTCTTCATAATATAACTCCTGTTGCGTTAAATAAAAATGAGTGAGTTTATGTCAACGAAATGTCAACACTCATACAACAAAAAGCAAAAGCCGAAAATCCACAAACCACATAGGAGAGCCGGAGAAGGGCGTTGACAAAAAAGGAAGGCTAGGGTAGGGGGGAGGTGCTGCGCAGAGCGTGACGGAGAGGTTAGGGGCACTGGATGGGCAGGGCTGACTACTGTCACTGCCTATAAACACTTGTCTTATGTCTATTTTTAGTTGTCAATGGTGGTATGCAGCCCATGCCATTTCCATTGATAGCGCCCATGCCATTTCCATTGATAGCGCCCATGCCATTTCCCCCCCAACTCTTGCTTTTAGGCTTTGGCAGTTGTTTGAGAGCTTTTGGCAGTTGTTTGAAAAAAAATAACACTAACGGCTTTATCGTTAGTGTTATTTTCCTCGGTTAGAACGGGTTAGCGACAGGTACTTGCTGGTCATCCCACTCATATATCATCGCGTAATTCAAATGCTTCTTATCCCTGCGATTCAAATATACAAATGCGGTTATGCCTCTACCGAAAACTCTGTAGTTAGCATTACCGCGTCCGACATCGGTCGATCTTTCGGCATCGTACCACTCACCGCCGATTAGTATTTTGGGGCTAGTATGATCGAGTTTAATCCCATCATTTCTAAGTGCTAAACCGATAACCTCACCGTCGATTTTTACACCGCCGGTTAGGGCACCTTTACTAGTTTCTAGAACCATTTTTACACCATTGTTATCATTACTCATGTTACATCTCCAGTTTGAGCCGACGAAATGCCGACTATCGCTTAACAAAAAGGCTTTTATCTGTTACCACCAGCGCTGTTAATGGTGGTAGCAGTTGGCAGTTGTTTGAAAAAAAATAACACTAACGGCTTTATCGTTAGTGTTATTTTCCCGGTTAGATGCGCCGGCGTTTTAACCCTGACCGGTTTCGCATTTTACGGTCTCTTCGGGCACTATGGGGGGTCGAGATTCCTTGAGCGTATATCTCTTCTTGCTCTAATCGGGCGTTCTGCTTAAATCGTGCTATTCTTATAGCCTCGATAAGAGCGTCTTCTGCTCTAGCCTCTTCTCTGGCTTCACGCACCGCGAGTACTTCAGGGCGGACGCGCTCCACCCACTCTGCCTCTTCTCGCCCGTGCTCCCAGGCGTAGTACGCGTTGTGTTCCGCCATTTCGGCCTCTGCCGCACTGTTTATGGCCTCGACTATCCACGCGCCCAACGAGATCATAGCTGTTGGGAGGACGAGACTATAATCCTCCAACCAAACATCTTCAGCACCACAACCGCAGCCACATGAACTCTCAACCCTAAACTTTTTAGCTATTAATGTAATCATTTGTATCTCCAATTTGAGCCGACGAAATGCCGACTATCGCTTAACAAAAAGGTTGTTCGTTCAATGGGTCCCCTATTGGGCTGATGGAATCCGAATCGGGAGTCAAGATTTGAAATCCGGATTGGCCCCCTCGTATAATCGCGGTGGGGGAAGGGTAGACAGGAGGTTATAAACCGTAAAAAATAGCTAAATTTTTGATAATCAATAAAAATTTTTTGATAATCAATAAAAATTTTTTGATAATCAGTAAAAAATTTTTGGCAAGCAATAAAAAATTTTTTGGCAAGTAATAAAAAAATAAAAAAATAAAAAATAATTTTTATGGTATATTAGCACTATGGAATCCATGAACGCAGATCAATATTTACATAATTTACCAAAACTTGACCGGCAGCAACAAGCGTTTGTACATAGTTACGCTAATTTACATAACGTTGGCGCTGCGGCTAACGCTGCGGGGATAACACGCGCAACGGCGTTACGGTGGATGAAGACAGATGCTGTAGCGGGTAACTTAGATTTCTATGAGAACGAGGCGTTAATAGAACATAAGGTGTCGAGAGATAAGTTAACGGCGATGCTGTTCGAGGCGCATCGTAAGTCGGCAACTTCAACTGAAGAGGTAGCCGCTATCCGTGAGCTAGGTAAGATGCACGGTGTGTACGAACCCGAGAAGACAGTGACAGTATCAGCTAACTATACTAAAATAGAGCAGATGGAAGAACTGTCGGATGATGAGTTAATAGCTATTATTAATGGAGCGTAGGCGAGCCAATGTTATGCCAGATTTGAAGTAATATGTCCCTGTGTCAAACTACAGACTGCGGTAAGCAGACAGACAACGACCCGGCAGTATGCGATAGATGCCTCAGTAAAGATCGGGTCAAATCGATACAAGAGCAGGAGTTAGCGAGGAGAGCATTAGCACGTAGGAGGTTGCTACCGTTTGTACAGCGGATGCAGACCGACTATGATGCAGGGTGGTTCCACAAAGATCTCTGCCATAAGCTTGAACAGTTCGCACAAGATGTAATTGACAAGAAATCACCACGACTAATGATTATGGCTCCCCCGCGCCATGGAAAGAGCAGACTAGCATCGGTTATGTTCCCTGCTTGGTTCTTAGGTAACCATCCAGCGATGGAGATTATTATGTCTTCGTACTCAGCTGACTTAGCTATGGATATGTCTAAAGATGTACGAACTATCCTTAGGGAGCAGAGTTATAAGACCGTATTCAAAGAGAGTAAGTTGGATCCAGATTCCCAGTCGGTAGCGAAGTGGAAGACAACAGAGAGCGGAGCGTTCACCGCAGCGGGTGTTGGTGGACCGCTTACTGGTCGTGGTGCTCACGTTATGATCGTGGACGATCCGATTAAGAACTTTGAGGATGCGAATAGTACAACTAACCGTGAGATGGCGTGGAACTGGTGGAACACTACAGCTTATACTCGTTTAGCTCCGGGAGCAGGGTGTTTGCTTATTATGACCCGCTGGCATCACGATGATCTGTTCGGGAGACTGTTAGAGCAGGAGGCAGAGGCTAAGAAGTTAGGGATACCTACTCAGAAATGGGATGTTGTTATGTATCCTGCTATCGCTACGGAGGACGAGAAGTACCGTAAGTCGGGTGAAGCGTTACATCCAGAAAGGTACCCGTTAGATCAGTTGAACATGATTAAGAATGCTCCGGGTAATGAGCGGAACTGGGCCTCGTTGTATCAGCAGACCCCTACGTTAGATGAGGGTGCCTATTTTAAAAAGGAGTTCTTTAAGTACTGGCAGACATCGTCAGATAGTGAGTCTCCAGATAAAGTTAAACCGGATAATCTGAATGTGTACGCAACTTGGGATTTAGCGTTGGGGCAGAAAGAGACTAACGATTATACAGCGAGCGTTGTGTTTGGGCTGGATCAGAATGAAAATATTTATGTATTAGATATAGTTCGTGAGCGTATGGACGCTATGGAGATCGTGGAGAAAATCATCGATCAGTACGAGCAGTGGAAACCGATAGCTACGGGTATAGAGCGCACGCATATGCAGATGGCGCTAGGACCGTTTCTCAATAAACGTATCCGCGAACGGAAAGCGTACTCGTTATATATCCACGAGCAGTTACCGGGACGACGGGATAAAGAGTTAAGGGCGCGATCCATTCAGGGACGTATTCAGCAGGGGAAAGTGTTCTTCCCAAGACACGCGCCATGGCTACATACGCTCACGACTGAGATGTTGCAGTTCCCAGCTGGTACTCACGATGACCTATGTGACTGTTTAGCATATGCGGGTCTTTTACTCGAAGAACTCAGTGCCCCAGAAAAAAGGATTGACAAACCAGTAGTTTCGTGGAAAGATAAGCTTAATAGATATTCAAGTTCATTTGGTGGACGTAAATCAGCGATGACTGCATAGGAGATATAGAATGGCGTTTTTAGCAATGATAAGAGATGAACCCTACGTGTTCGACAATAGAGAACAGTTTAAAGTTTTTGCACGTTCTTCAGGGATGCACCCAACAGCAATAAACCGGGTTCAGTTACAAGAGATGCCGCGCGGGGAGGCGGATGCGATAGTTGGGGACTTTGAGGCTAGTAAATACCCGTCGTCTTTAGGGGTTACACCACCTAATGCGTGGGAGACACCCCCTCCTCCACAGCAGCAGGAGGATTTAACATTTTTCGATGCTGTTACCGGTAATAGACCGTTAGATTATGTACGAAACCCTAATGAGTTTAATTTAAAAGACGAGGTAGCACTAGCTGAACAACAACGTGTTCAAGCAGAAAATGCTGACCGTCTATCTAAAAAATACTGGCCTAAGTTTAACGGAGAGTCGTACCCGAACTATTCAGCGGCTCAGGCTGCCCGAACTAGGGCACAGGATCAGTTATCAGCCGATGCAGAACAGGAAATTATAGATCGAGAGGTGCGTGGAGGCGGGTTAGGTACAATGCCGCAAAATATTGCACCGGCACCTCCTGCACCGATAGCACCAGCACAGAATACTCGCCCACCTGTAGTAGAGATGGGGCAACCAGCTGATCCGACTATTGCCCGTGATAGTAGCGGGCAGTATATACGTACAGGTAGCGGCGGGTTCCTAAGGACTACAGATTATGACAACCCTGTTAAGGAAGCTTGGGAATTCTAAGTATGAAAGATGAACGTAAGATAGCACAATATAACTATCAGCGATATACGCGAGCGCGTGATGCTGGGCACTTAGATTATGTGGATATCGCACGGAAGTGTGACGCGTTCTATACGGGTGAACAATGGGAAAAGAAAGATATAGATAAACTTAACGCGCAGGGAAAACCAGCGTTAACGATTAATACTATCCTTACCACAGTTAATACTGTATTAGGGGAACAGGCACGTTCTAGAGGTGAGATTAGTTTTAAGCCTAGGAGAGGTGCTACGCAGGAAACAGCTGACACCCTCACTAAGTTAGCGATGCAGATCGGAGATAACAATAAACTTGATTGGGTTGAGTCGTCTATATTTGCTGATGGACTTATCCAAGATCGCGGGTACTACGATATACGTATAGACTTCGATGATCATATTGAGGGAGAGATTAAGATTAAATCTCTTGATCCATTAGATGTAGTACTTGATCCAGATGCTAAGGAATACGATCCAGCTACTTGGAACGAAGTGTTTACTACTAGATGGCTTAGCCTCGATGAAGTAGAGATGACGTATGGTAAGAAAGCGGCTAAAGATCTTAGGAACGTTGTAGCATCACGTTCGGAGTTTGGGGAAGATACTATTGTATTTGAAGACCGGAACTTTGGGCAGCCAAATGATTTTGATACCTACGTAGATGAAGAGGCTAATCGTTCTATCCGTATGGTACGTATTATTGAGCGCCAGCACCGTAAGATCCATATGGCGTGGCATTTCATTAACCCTGAGACCGGTGATACACGCCAGGTCCCAGAGGGTAAGGATATGAAGCGTATAAAGTACTTCGCCGAGGTGAACGGGTTAATGCTGAAGAAAAAACCTATTCGGCAGATACGATGGACAGTAAGTGCTGATAACGTAGTACTACACGATGACTGGTCACCGTATGAGAGTTTTACTGTTATACCGTTCTTCCCGTACTTTAGACGTGGTAAGCCATTTGGTATGGTTCGTAACCTTATATCGCCACAAGAACAGTTAAATAAAGTATCGAGCCAAGAGTTACACGTAGTTAATAGTGCTGCGAACTCCGGTTGGGTTGTTGAGCGCGGATCGTTAGCTAATATGACTGTTGGTGAGTTAGAGACCCGTGGGGCTGAGACTGGACTTGTAATCGAAGTTAATAAGGGTTCACAAGAGCCTACTAAGATACAAGCTAACCAAATCCCATCAGGGCTTGATCGCATATCAGCAAAAGCGGCAAACAATATTAAAGAGATTTCCGGTATATCTGACGCTATGTTGGGGCAGAGTCCGGCAGAGGTTTCAGGTGTAGCACTTGAGGCGAAGACTCAGCGTGGATCGGTTCAGATCCAAACACTGATTGATAACTTGGCCCGTACTAGACACTTCCTTGCTGAGAATATGTTACAGCTTATACAACGGTTCTATAATGAGCACCGCGTGATACAGATTACCCGTGGTAATATGGCACACCCTGAACAACAGGGGGAAGCGATTAGTATTAATGCCCCAGATCCGGCTACAGGTGAGATTATTAATAATCTTACTATAGGCGAGTACGATGTGGTTATTAGTAATCAGCCTGCACGCGATACATTTGATGAGTCACAGTTCGCAGAGGCGTTGAACCTCCGTACTGTAGGTGTTATGATCCCTGATGATGCTATTATTGAGTACTCACATCTGTCACAGAAATCGAATCTGGCTGAACGTATACGTAAGATGAATGGTCAGGGTACACCTACTGAAGAAGAGCGTGCGGTACAGGAGCAGGCTGAGGCGATGGAAGCTAGATTGCTTGAGCTCGAGATGGCAGAGACAGAAGGTAAGATTGCTCAGATTAATGCACAGGCAGCGCTAACAAATGCTAAAGTACGCGATATCGAAACCGATGGCGATGACCTAGAGCTTGAAATTCATAAACTTGAACAGACATTAATGAACGCCCGTGAGGAGAGAGCTAATAAACTAAAACTAGCTAAACTTCATACGGACGCTAATATACAGAAAGCATCTACTGATGCTGGAACGAGATTAACCCTGGCCGCAGTTAATGGTAGCAGTAAGAGCGGCTAAAATTTACATCACCTATAGGAGTTTATAATGAGTAATGAAGAATTAAGTCCGTTTGATGCGGAGAATGACGTTGCGGCTATCCCAGTTGAAGATGATAGAGGCGACATAGTAGTAGAAGAGGTAGAAGACATCCCAGCGGTGGATGAACCTAAATCAGAAGAAGAGCTGATTGTTGAAGAAGCTCTAGAACCAGAACCAGAACCAGAACCAGAACCAGCTACGATACCAAAAGCTCGACTTGATGCAGAGTTGGCAAAACGGCGTGCGGTTGAAGCTAAACTTGCTGAGTATGAGCAGTCACAACCTACTGGAGTACAGAGTGAATTTGATTTCGATACTAAAGAAGAACTATATGCAGATGCTATTCTTGATGGAGATAAGGAACAAGCTCGTACGCTTAGGGCGGAGATTAGACACGCTGAAAAGCAGCAGTATCAAGCAGATGTTGCGTATCAGTCAAACAGTACGTTAAATCAAGCTAAAGAGCAGCGTGATTTTGATGCAGCTACTGCACGTTTAGTAGCATCGAATAATGTTTTTGATGAGGCTAGCCCAGGTTTTAACGGAGATTTGGTTGATAGAACAAATGTGATGTTTGCCGGATATGTTAACCAAGGGTATACAAGATCAGATGCTATCCAGATGGCAGCCGAGACTATGCTTCAAACTGTGGCTCCCGTAGCGTTAGGTGGGGCTACTCCAAAGACTGTACAAAGTAGGGTCGCGGAAAAAGTAGCGGCATCGGCTAAGCAACCACCTACTGCAGGCGGTATGAATGGAGCTTCTGCGGGGAAGAGTAACATACCGGACGTTATGTCTATGGACGACGCGCAGTTTTCGGCATTCGTAGATAAAGAACCCGATACGTACCATGACCTCAGAGGGGATTTTGTACCAGGGTAAGTGAAATAGTACTTGACACTACTATTCTTTAATGTAATAGTAGTGTTATTAAACACCTCGCAAGCACGGAGAGTCGAGCCTCTTTAGATTAACTACCAAAGTAGTTCTTGTTATACTGGGCAAGTAAAATATATTTTGGGCGTAAAATTTACAGTTAATAGGAGCCGCCATCCTTAGTTTTTTATTTTAACTTTATAGGAGAAAGCAAAATGGCTTTTACTAACTTTGCCGCACTAACTTCTGAACAGAAGAAAGTATGGTCACGTGACTTATGGAAATATGCACGTAATAACTCTTTCATTAATAAATTTGCAGGATCAGGCTCTAATGCTATGGTTCAGCGTATTAGTGAGCTTACTAAAACTGAGCGTGGAGACCAAGCGGTCATCACACTTTTAACTGATCTTGAAGGCGACGGTACTGTAGGTGATAATACACTTGAAGGTAACGAAGAGCAGATCAAGGCATACGATAAAGTAATTCGCATTGACCAAATCCGTCACGCGAATCGTACTACAGGTCGTATGGCTGATCAGAAAACTATCGTTAACTTCCGTGAGAACTCACGTGATGCATTAGCATATTGGTTGTCAGATCGTATGGATCAGATGGCATTCTTGACTATGTCAGGCGTTGGTTTTAATTATACTACTAGTGGCGTAGCACGTTCAGGGTCTAGTCTTGCTAGTCTTGAGTTCGCTTCAGATGTAAGCGCACCTACAGCTAATCGTCACTTCCAGTGGGATGCGACTAATGGACTTTCAACTGGCGATGTTACTGCAGTAGGCGCAGCTGATACTCCTAGTTATGCTATGCTTGTCGAGATGAAAGCTAAGGCTAAAGATAAGTTTATCCGCGGTATTCGTGCAGGCGGCGGCGAGGAAGTTTTCCACGTCTTTATGTCTCCACAGGGTATGGCTAAACTTAAACTTGATTCAGACTACCTAGCTAACGTTCGTAACGCTGGTGTTCGTGGATCTAAGAATGAGCTCTTTGCTGGTTCAACTTCTGTGCTAGTAGACGGTATGTGGATTCATGAATATAGCCACGTACTAACTCCAGCAGCATCAGCTGATACTGGTGAAGGTGCTTGGGGCGTTAAGGGTCAACGAGTTCTTATGTGTGGAGCTCAGGCTCTCGCTATGGCTGACCTTGGCAAACCTTCTTGGGACGAGAAAGATTTCGACTATAATAATCAGAAAGGTATTAGTACCTCTAAGATTATGGGTATGTTGAAACCTAAGTTCCATTCAATCATCGATTCTGGCGTTGAAGACTTCGGTCTAATCGCAGTCGATACTGCTATTTAATGGAGAACTATCATGGCAATTACTAAAGATGCTGGTCGTCAGACTACACTTACTGCAGATGTGGATTTCACGTTTGCTTCGCTAACTAATGGTTCTGCTGAAGCTGCTATTGACCTACCTAATGGTGCGGTTGTAACAGGAGGTTTTGTCGTAGTTGACACTGCTTTCTCTACAGGCGCTACACTAGATGTAGGTGATGGTGGTGACGACGACCGTTATACTTCAACTGCTGTTGCAGTAACTACTGGGCGCACAGCTCTTACCTTAACAGGGTATGAGTATACTGCGGCTGATACTATTGATATTACTATGAACTCTACGGCTACTGCTGGTGCAGCACGCCTAGTAGTTGAGTATTATGTTGATGGTAGATCTAGTGAGGTACAGGCGTAAAACCCTAATGGCCCTCCCTATTGGTTTAGCGGGGGCCACCAAGTTTCCTCATTGGTGATGTGGAAAACCGACAACACTGGTCTTTTCTGGTGTTGTCCCTATTTTTTTAAGGTGTGGCATAATGGCATTATTATTTTCAAGATTAGGTATTAGATTTACCAACGGTGTAGAAAGAGGATATATACCCTCTAGGCGACCTATTGATATTGACGATAGTCTTGTTGATGCGGCACTTGCAGCAGGAGCGGAGCTCATAGGAGCCCGTCCTGAACCTACCCCTGTACAAATTACAGCGGTAGTAGATGAACCCATTGATGGGGCTAGCGCGGAGCTTATAGCAGCGCTTAAAGATATGATGGATAAGGAGAGTAACCCGCTGACAGCTAGGGGCTTGCCTAGGCTTGATACATTAAAAGAGTATTATGGTAAGGATATAACTACTGCGCAGCGTGATGCGGCTTGGGAAGCTATGTAATGGCCTTAGCTAGCGCAGTTATCAGTCGTGTACGAGACCTGCTTAATGATACAGGTAGCGTTAAGCATTGGACAGATAATGAGATGCTACGATGGCTCAGTGATGCACAGCGTGATATAGTGTCTCAGATCCCTACTGCTAATACAACTATAGCTTCGTTTACTCCGGTAGCCAGTAGTAGCGAGCAGAGTTTATCAGGAATAAGTAACTTCCATAGGCTTCTTAAAGTTATGCGTAATACGCATGATACAGATAATAGGGTCACGCTATTAAGTACAGAGGACGAACTCGGGATTATTAGTACAAGTTGGCATACAGCAGCGGTTAATTCTAAAGCAACAGCTGAAAGATATGTGTATGATTTAGTATCCCCAGATGTTTTCTATGTATACCCAAATGTAAATACGACAACTAGGCTTGAGCTAAAATATTCGACTTTACCTATTGAGGTATCTGCTACTGGCGATACTTTAGAGCTCCCAGATGAGTTCTTACCACTTATGACAGATTATATGGTGTATAGAGCGTTTGCAAAGGATACAGATTTTGGCAGTACAACTAATGCTAAAGTTTATTTAGATAATTATAATGCGGGAATAGCCGCCAGAGGTGCATCGTAAATGGCACAGGTAGCATTTGAAACTTTAGCCGATGAACTACGAATAGATATTCCAGAGGTAGTTGATGCTCTAGCTATCCGTGAAGTTCGCAATATAGCGATAGATTTCTGTGAGCGGACTCGTTGCTGGAAGTTCGAGCAGGATACTATAATAACCACGACTAATAGTGAATATGATATGGAGCCTCCATCAGGGGCGGTCGTATCTGAGATTATCAGAGTTGAGTACGGTGGCACTATCCTCGTGGGAAAACCTTATGAGAAGCTGATTAATTATACATCTGGGGCTACCCAGTATTATGGGATGATTAACCCTAAGGTAATAAGACTTTCACCTACTCCGGTAGCGGGTAAGGCACTAGATATGCTGGTAGTGCTTAAACCGTCTACGACTGCTAAACGGATTGAAGATTATATATTTAATGAGTATTCTGATGCTTTCAGGCATGGGGCACTTATGAGGCTATTTGCTATGGCTAATAAGCCGTGGACTGATGGGTCTTTAGCGGGATATCATAGGGATGAGTACCGTGATCTTATAGACGTAATTACAACTAAAAGTGAGACAGGCGGCGTTAGGACAATGCACACAGTTCAATACGGGGGCATCTAATGGCCTCGGTATCATTTAAATTATTTAAAGGTATATCCCCAAAGTTAGATCCTAAAGAGTTGCAGGGCGGGTATGCACAGATAGCCTCAAATATAGACCTTACCTCAGGTAAAATAAACCCGTTAAAATCCCCGTTAGCATCAGGGAGTAGCACATTTTCAGCTGTTGCTAAAAGTTTATATGGGTTTCCTAATGGGGCTGGTACTTTATGGTTTGAGGATAACGACGAGCATAGCGTAGTACAAGGGGCAGTACCAGGGACTACTGAGAACAGAACTTACCTTAGTGGTGGGGCAGTTCCAGAGATGACATATGCCTCACTAAATACTGGAGTAGCACCGTTCCCTAATACTACACGCCGTCTTGGGGTTCCACCTCCGGTTAGCGCACCAGGTATTGGTACGCCAAGTACAAAGGATGAGCATACTGATCCAGCTGATTCAGATAAAATTACTACTGCATATGTGTGTACTTACGTTACGGACCAGTATGAAGAAGGTCCTCCTAGTGTGCCATCTGGACTTATTGATATATATTATGTAGATCAAGAAGTGACCGTTACAGTTCCTAGTACGCCAAGCATTACAACTCCTACGGGCGCACCCACACCTAACATAACGAAGGTGCGTATATACCGTGTAGCTACAGGTACGACTGGAGCAGCATATCAGTATGTGACGGAGACTACTCCGGGCAGCGTTATAACAGACGGTACGCTTACAGAGAATCTAGCCGCGTCTATTACTAGCACTAACTGGCTTCCACCACCTCCATTCAACACAGTAGCGGTTTCATCAACTACATACCAGTATGACTGGGCCTACCCTACAGGTGCGCTCAAAGGTCTTACTATGATGGCTAACGGCATTATGGCAGGGTATACAGGTAAAGAGATTTGTTTTAGTGAAGCCTACTACCCACATGCTTGGCCTGAAGAGTATCGGATCACTATAGACTATGACATAGTGGGATTAGCTGCAGTTGGACAGACACTTGTGGTATCCACTAAGGGCAACCCTTACCTAGTTACTGGTGTATCACCTAACTCACTTACGCAAACTAAGCTAGAGGTTAATCAGGCTTGTGTGTCTAGTCGTAGTATGGTGGACATGGGTGAGAGTGTTCTATATGCAGCACCAGATGGTATTGTTCAAGTTAAGAGTTTTGGAGCTAAGTTAGTTACAGGAGATATTATAGATCGTGACTACTGGCAGAGTCTTACACCTAGCGGAATCCACGCCTATTACTGGGAAGATAAGTATGTAGGTTTCCACAGTACTGGCGGGTTTATATATGACCCGAGCAGCAATGACTTTACTACGTTTACTCATACGGCTACGGCGGGGCACAATATATTAGAAGAGGATTCACTGTATATATCGCAGGGTACGAGTATTACTAAGTGGGCACAAGGTACCGCGGGTACGTTTACATGGAAATCTGCTGAGTTAATGTTAGATAAACCTTTAGCCTTTTCAGCAGTACAGGTTATAGGTCATCATACAGTTGCTGAACCTGTAGTACTTACACTGACTTTAGATGGGGTTGAGCAGACAGCAGTGTCTATTACAAGTAATAGTCCAGTTAGGTTGCCTAGCTACCCAAGAGTCTATAAGTATGAGATACAAGTATCAGGTACTACCACAGTTGATTCTATAACTTTAGGTAATACGATAAAGGATCTAGGTTCCCTATAATGTCAGAGACTAAGATACCAGCTATCCCAGAACCACCACAGGGAGCTTTGTATGGGTTCCTATCAGCCGTAAAGAATGCAGTTGAAGTAAGGCTAGGGTTAAGAGGAGATAAGCTTGACAGAGCTGTAACGCTTAGAGAGCTGTTTAGTTCTGGGGTTATTACAGGTATTAGTGGTGGTATTAGTGCTCCAGTATCTAGTGGGTCAGCTTGGGGGTATACTTTAGCAGTTCCTCCAGTTGACCTAACACCCCCTCCAGCACCGACTTCATTAACTACTGGAGCTACATGGAGCCAGATATTCCTTGAGTGGGATTGGGGTACATACTCTAACCACGATGTTACTGAGATATGGAGAAGACAGGTAGGCACTGATCCAGCAGTTAATTACGGTACATGCTCTTTTGATGGAGAAGCTTATTCAGACGGATGCCAGATGGTAGCTTCTCCATCGGGTAAGGTATGGCAGGATAATGTTGGAGATATCGTTAATGCTACAGGTGATGGGCAGGAGTATTACTACTGGGTTAGGTTAAAATCAACTGCTGGAATTACAGGAGACCCCTACCCATCTGCAGCAGCAGGTATTTTAGGTACACTTACAAAAGATCCAGCTCATGCACTAGCTTTACTTACAGAGTCTATAACGTCATCAGAGTTATCGACTAACCTAATCTCTAATATTACAACAACGATGTATACTACGAGTACGAGTGGGGTTAAACCTACCACTAAGCCAGATGGCTCCTCTCTGGTGGTAGGTGATCTCGTAGTTGATGCAGCTAATAATTTTATAATATACCGTTATGCTGGATTAGATGGCAGCACTCCACCTGTACCTATATGGGTATCTATTAGGGATAGCGGTATAGCTCAGGCACTTGGTCTGGCAGGAGATGCACAATCTACAGCAGATGGTAGTATTCAAGGGTTTTTTCAGGATGCTATACCTAGTACCGCACAGTCGTCTTTTGGGGATATATGGATAGATACTGATAATTCAGCTGTATTAGATAGTAGTGCTATATTTAGGTATGAAAACCAAGATGGCGGAGCATTAGTAGATGCTACCGGAGACACCTCTTGTAATAGCGGAACATCAGCATGTGTTCTATCTTGGCAAGGTGCGAGTAGTAGTGCTATCGGCGGGGTGTATCTAAAAGCGTACCAAGCAGAAACAGACGCGGGTGTAGCACAAGCTACAGCAGATGGCATTATTCAAGGGTTTTTTCAGGATGCTGAACCTAGTATAGCTCAATCCTCTTTTGGGGATATATGGATAGATACTGATAATTCAGCTGTATTAGATAGTAGTGCTATATTTAGGTATGAAAACCAAGATGGCGGAGCATTAGTAGATGCTACCGGAGACACCTCTTGTAATAGCG